TGCTACTTGCCCCGGAGTATCTAAAGTGGGTTCTTACACAGGCACAGGCGCTACGCAGACCATTAACTGCGGATTTACTGGCGGTGCAAGATTTGTATTAATCAAGCGTACAGACTCTACTGGTGATTGGTATACATACGATACTGCTCGTGGAATGACTACAGTTACAGACCCTTATTTATTATTGAACAGCACAGCAGCAGAAACAAACACTTTAGGTTCTGTAACAACAACCACTGGTGGATTTACTGTAAACGCTGCGGTTCTTCCTGCCATTAATACAAGCGGTGCTTCTTATATCTTTTTAGCTATTGCATAGGACAAATTATGACAACATTTATTAACACACAGACCTTGGCTTATCCTGTTTATCAAAACCAAATACAGGCAGAATACCCCAACACAAGCTTTCCAGTTCCGTTTGTGGCACCCCCACCTTACGCTCCTGTTATGGAAAGCCCACAGCCGTCTTATGACCCATATACCCAGTATGTGCAACAAACTACTCCTGAACTAACAGACGGTCAGTGGTATCAGGCTTGGGTTGTGCTTGAACTTACTCCAGAACAGCAAGCTGCTTATGTGGCTCAAGTTCAGCAACAAACCACAGCTACAGCGCAACAACTCCTATCCGCAACGGATTGGACTGCAATTGCCAGTGTGGCTGACCCTGCGGTGTCAAACCCTTACCTTACCAACCAAGCTGAGTTCTTATCGTATCGCAGCACTGTGCGTAACTTGGGTGTAAACCCACCTACCACAGCACCCACATTCCCTACAGTGCCAGAGCAAAAGTGGAGCAACTAAAACCATGGCAAGTTCGGGATACACCACACTACAGCTATACCACAGCAACGTACCTAGCGCGGTGCCAGTGGCCGCCAATTTAATCCCTGGTGAGTTGTCAATCAACACCGCCGATGGTGTCTTGTACTACAAAGACGCAGCTGGTAACGTAGCATCCATTCGGGGTAGTAGTGGTAGCAATAGCGGCTTTTCTGGCTACTCAGGCTATTCTGGAGTAAGTGGCTTTTCTGGCTACTCAGGCTATTCTGGTCGCAGTGGCGCTCCTGGCGGTAGTAGTGGTTACTCCGGATACAGTGGTTACAGCAGCTTTAGTGGTTACTCTGGTCAATCCGGTCAATCTGGTTATAGTGGTAACGGGGTTCCTGCAGCTGGAACCGCTGGTAATATACTTGTTTCCAACGGATCAAGTTTTGTTTCTCAATCACCCGCAACCGCAGGTTTGGCTAAATTAAATACTAATAATGGCGGGTATATAAATGCAACGTCGTTTGGTGCAACTGGCGCTGGCTCTGTAGGAGATCAAAAATTTACCGTTACATATACTAGTTACAGCGGTGGTTTAGGGGCAGGAGCATTGCAGTTGGGACACGCTGGTTATGGCGTTACATATACAGATTCAAGTTTTGACGGCAATCCTGGTCTTGCAATGATAACTGATGGTGGTTCTGGACTTTACATATCTAACACCACTGGCGCAAGCCTTGCTATGTATGCTCAAGCTTATACTTGCTATAAAGGTGGTTCAAGTACTTCTTGGGTTATTTATTCTGATTCTCGTATTAAAAGAAACATTACCCCATATGAAAAAGGTTTGGCTGAATTAAATCAAATTGAGATTAAAAACTTTGAGTTTAACGGTCTTGGAAATACACAAGAAGGTCAAAAAGGTTTGGGTGTTATTGCGGATGATGTTGCAAAAATATTACCAAATAGCGTCAAAACAATTCCAACTAAATTAAATCCTGGGGATACAGAAAGAACAGATTTAAAAACATTTGATAACACTGAATTAATTTATCTGTTAGTTAAATCAGTTCAAGAACTCTCTGCAGAAATTGCAATTCTAAAAGCCACTAAATAATGTCCGAATTTATTGATAAAAACGAGGCAGCTCTATCTGCCCATGAGCGAATCTGTGAAGTACGCTATGATGCTATCTGTGCCAGACTAAAACGTCTAGAGCAGATACTCATTGGTTCTGCAGGTTTTATTATTGTCACCCTGATTGCGATTGTAGCTAAGATACAATAATGTTTGCAATTGACGATATCATTAGCGCTGGTCTGAAGATTATTGACAAGGTCATCCCTGACCCTGCTCAAAAAGCACAAGCCCAGTTAGAACTAGCCAAACTAGCCCAAGAAGGTAAGTTAGCTGACATCCAGGCTGACATTACCGAAGCCCAAGAGCTAACTAAACGGCTTCAAGCTGACACAAGCAGTGACTCTTGGCTGGCTAAAAACATTCGCCCAATGACCTTGATTGCCATCATATCAGGCTACTTTATCTTTGCCATGATGTCCGCTTTTAACATTGACACCAATCAGCGTTATGTGGAGTTGCTAGGTCAGTGGGGTATGCTCATTATGTCTTTCTACTTTGGTGGCAGGACATTAGAAAAGATAATGAACAAGTAATGGATACACTAGACATACTTGCCAAAATATGGCCACTCCTATTAGCCTTTGTATCGCTGGTAATTGTGCTTGCTAAGACAGACAACCGAGTTGCTGTCTTAGAGGAGAAAGTCAAAGTGCTATTTGATCTTTGGAATAAAAAAGAAAAATGACAAAGGAAAAACTCAGTGCCACAGTTACCCTCTTGGCTACTATCACTCTTAGCGTTATTGTTCTTAGTATGGTTTTTGTGTTACTTGTGGGTTTATTCACTCCATCAATAGACAATACTAAGATATTTGAAGCCATTACCCCAGCCTTCCAAACTATTGTTGGAGGCTTTATTGGTTTAATTACCGGTATTAAGATCGGTACAGACGAAAAGTAACACCCCAATTTGCGGTATTATGCGCAAAGTAAGGAGCGAAAATGAAACGATTTATAGCAGTATCAATGTGGTTGTTGGGCATTGTGGCAGTAATCCACTTTACCGACAAGTACACCCAAATTGAAGAAAACGTTATGGCAATAGCAAAATCCACACTATCCTTCATTACCAAAGAAGAAGGTTTGCGCAACAAGGCGTACAAGGACTCCAAAGGGCTTTGGACCATTGGCGTAGGCCATCTGATCAAACCCGATGAGCAGCACCTACTGACTGCCACCCTGACAGACGAGCAGGTAGAAGAGCTCCTACAAAGCGATTTAAGGTGGTGCCAAGACGCCGTTGACAACCATGTGAAGGTACCCCTTACCCAGAACCAATACGACGCCTTGTACAGCCTGTGCTTTAATATTGGTGAAACCAATTTCCGTAAGTCTACTGTATTGCGTAAGATTAACGAGAACGACCTCAAAGGGGCAGCTGACGCTATCCTGATGTGGAACAAACCAGAGGTGCTCATTAACCGTAGAAAACGGGAAAGAGCGCTATTTTTAGGGGCATAAAAGCCCTATTTTTTGCATTATTATATACAGAACAACCTTAAGGAAACATTATGGAAGGCTTTAAAACAAACTTAAAGATGGTAAAAAACTTGCCATGCTATAAAAAAGGTGGTGCTGTTTATAAGTCACGTCACTCTGAAAAAGCTGAAATGAGCGAAGACGTGGCCCAAGACAAAAAGATTGTCAAAAAGGCATTTGCCATGCATGACAAACAAGAGCACCCGGGTGAAAAGACTGACCTATCCAAATTGCGTAAAGGCGGTCGCGCTAAGAAAGATTGCGGCACCGTGCGCAAGTATAGCACTGGTGGCGGCGTATACGGCGCTAAGAAAACCAATGCCGATATTAAGAGTATTGATAAAGCAAAAAAGTTTAAACCAGCAATGTTGTGCGGTGGTAAATCGGTAAAGAAATATAACGGCGAAGACGGCAGTTATGTTGAATCTGAAAAACCAAGTATGGGCGCTAAAATTAGTAAGGGTGTTCAAGATTTTGCTAAAAGCATTAAAGAGAATATTATTGGCACACCAGAGCAAAACCGTATTGGTCAAGAAACTTTAGATAAACAAGCAACAGAGGGTTCTAAAACGGCTAAAATGCTTGGTGGAAAAGCTAAGAAAATGAATCAAGGCGGTTCTTTAAAAGACGTTGATGCAGAAGAAAACCCAGGTTTAGCCAAATTACCTACTAATGTGCGTAACAACATGGGATACAAGCGCAGTGGTGGCAAAGTTAAAAAGATGATGACTGGTGGGACTTGCTCATAATGCCAATCAAATCAGAACAACAACAAAAGGCAATGTACGCCGCAGCCGCTGGTAAATCTACTTTGGGCATTCCTAAAAAGGTTGGCAAAGAGTTTATCAAAGCTGGCAAAGCACAACCCAACCTGCCTCAAAAAGTAATGAAGCGAGCCGCTGGCCGCGGAAGGTAATAATGGCGTATTCTAATACGTACAACAAAACCAAGATCACTGTAGATCAGTTGATCTCGTACGCCTATCGTGATGCTGGTAAAACGGCAGAAGAAATCACGCCTGAGTATGTTAATGCTGGTCGTCAAGCACTGTTCTACATTTTACAGAATAGCGCAAACCGCGGTATTAATATTTGGTTACAAAAGGTTGAAGTGCTGGGACCGCAGACTAACCAGCAAGTTCTTTATATGCCACCTAATTGCGTGGATGTATTAGAGGCTAACTGGGTCTACATTGTTAACCCATCTATCTCTGGCGTATTGCCAGTGGATAACTCATCAGCACCAATCCTGTTTGATCAAAACACTAACAGTGATTTAAACCTACATGCAACGTCTACCTTATCTGAAAACTATTTTGGTGCAGCGTACGGCCAACAAACTCGCATATTTTATGTTGGTTTTAATGCCTATGCTCCTTCTGGTACTGCTATTTATAATCTGGACCTTGAGGTAAGTAATGATGGTGTTAACTGGTCTGTATGGGAATCGTTTCCAGAGACCACTTTGTCTGACCGTAACTGGGCTTACTTTGGAATTAATGTAACCCAGCAGTTTTATTTCTATCGCCTTAAAAACCGTGATACGGCCAACACATTCTCGTTGCGCTCTATTCAGTTTGCTCAAAGCCAACAAGTCATTCCAATGGCAAGACTTAATCGTACCGATTATTTCTCGCTGCCAAACAAGCAATTCCCAAGTCAGCGCACACTACAGTATTGGTTTGATCGCCAGATCGTTCCGCAGATGTATCTGTGGCCTGTGCCTAACAACAACTTCCAAGTGTTTTCGTTTATTTTGGAATTGCAGCCCCAAGACGTGGGCTCACTAACTAACGAACTGTACATGCCAGATCGTGCTGTTCCTTACTTCCAAGCTGCCTTGTCACACAAACTGGCAATGCAATTGCCGGACGCAAATTTAGACCGAGTGGCGTATTTGGAAAAACTGGCGCTGCAGGCTCGCACTGAATTTGAAGACGAAGATCGTGACAAGTCACCGATCTACTTCCAACCTAATATAAGTTACTACACACGATGAGCGTAATAATGACCTATGATTCGCTGGTACTTAATGTCCAGCAATACATGGAACGTAACGATCCAGATTTTATTGCGCAGATTCCTAACCTGATTGCGTTGGCTGAGTCGTCAATTGCAGCTGAGCTTAAGACTTACCTGCAACTGATTGTGGTGGAAAGCAACTTGGCGCAAAATCAAACAGTGCTGAACAAACCGGCACGTTGGCGTAAAACGGTGTCTATGAAAGTGAATGGCGCACCTGTGTTGCTTCGTAGTCAAGACTATATAGCACAATACCTATCAGAGTCTGATAACGGTAAGCCGCTGTATTATGCTGATTATGACTATAGTAACTGGAACTTTGCGCCAGCACCAGATCAAAACTACCCAGTAGAAATTATTTACTACGCCGAGATTCAACCATTAGATCAAGTGAATCAACAAAATCTATGGACAGCTATTGCCCCACAAGCTATGCTATACGGCACTTTGCTGCAAGCTCAAGGCTATTTAAAAGCATTGGACAAACTGCAAATGTGGAAGGGATATTATTCGGACGCATTGGCAGCCCTCAAACAAGAAGACAAAACTCGCCGTATAGATCGCAACGTAACGGTTCAGGAACCTTAAAATATGTCAACGACCCCAGTCTATACCTCACCCTTTACAGGCACCGTTGTTACGCCAACGGATGTATCTTATCTTGCTCTCCCTTTTAGCACAAATCAAGTTCTCTACTGGCCTTCTACTGTCAACGGTAGCGAACCTCCTGCTGCCCGTATTATTGACTGCGTTGCTGCTAGTGATGGTCTTACCATTGCTTTACCGCAAGCTGATCAAGGCACCTTGGGCGCGGACATTCTTTTCCGCAATTTGGGATCACACGCGTTTACTGTTACCAATTTTATTGGTGGAGCGAGTGTTACTATACCGGTGGGTATTAGTAAATACTTTTATCTTACTAGTAATACTTCTGCTGCTGGTGTTTGGAGTAATGTAACCTTTGGCGCTGGCACATCAGTTGCTGATGCGGCTACCTTAGCGGGTTATGGTTTAACAACTGCTAACGGTAAATTAGCTACTAGTCAAAACCCAATTCAAATTACTGCTACACCAACAATCAATGATGCCAATCGTGCATCAACCTTTGTTTGGAACGCCGGTGCGGGAAGCATTACGTTACCATTAATACAAAGTTTATCACCTGGCTGGTATATTGGTTTTAGAAACAACGGAACTGGCACAGTAGCTATTAATCCTACATCTCCTGATAGTATTAATAATCAATTATCGATTAATACTAACCCAGGTGATTCTGGTTTTATTCTTTTAAATAATGATCCTAACAACCTTGGGTTTATTACTATTGGGCTTCCAAACCCTACAACCTCTACGTTTACTGCAGCAACTTATGACGTAGACTCAATCCCTGGAAACACCTTTAGCTTAGTATCTTTTGCACCAATTATTCAAACTTATATTGCACAATCTGGTACAAGACAAAGTGATTTAGCAGTGACTCTGCCAGCGATTACTCAAATTTATGTGTTGGCAAATAACACTAACCAAAATGGTTATAACATTACTTTCCAAAACGAAGGTAGTACTCAGCTACCTCTTACATTGTCAAACGGTCAAATTGTTACTGTTCTAAGCGATGGAGAATATTTATACCCATTAACTAGTTCTACCAGTGGCGCGGTATACGCTTCCGCTGGAAGTGCTGCGTTGCCGTCTTTTGCGTTTAATACCGACATTCATACTGGTATGTATTTATATGGTACAGGAATATTGGGACTGTCTGCAAACTCGACTAATATTGTTAAAATAGATAACTCAAATCCTACCAGCCCGTTAGTAACAGTAAACGCAGCATTAAATGCTCAACTAATTAGTGGCGGAGTATTTACCTAAATGGCCGCTGATAATCAGCAACAAGATACCTCACAATATACTTCAATCTACAGCTTAGCAATTCCGGCTGGGATTAAGCGTGACGGTACACAGTTTCAAAACGATCAATACACCGATGGTGTGTGGTGTCGTTTTCAACGTGGTGAGCCAAAGAAAATTGGCGGCTATCGTACTTTGTTTACTGGTTTAACAGGCATTGCAAGGGGTTTAATTTCCCAGCCATACAACGGTGTAAACTATATTTTTTCTGGCAATTACAAAGAGCTAGATGTTTACACCACCAGCACCAGTTACGGTACTGGAAGCGGGCCGTTTACTGCTGAAATATTACCTGGTACAGCATTTGTTAGTATAACATCTAATACCACTGTTTCATTTACCGTTGCTGGAAACAAAGGTTCGCTATTTCCCGTAGGCACAAAAGTTATATTTGAACAAAGTAATACTGCTACCGTATATACGGTAGATGTTGTAACAATAACTGTGGATAGCACTATTGTAGACGTTATCGGTGGCGCTATTGTTGGAAGCCCTACAAAAGTTTATTTGGATAATGTTCCTGTATTTGTCCCAGATCCAGTTGATGGCCCTTATCGTAATATTTGGCAGTTTGATGCACAGTTTAGCCCGCAAGGTGGCGCATTATCTATCTTTGCGCACCCCGGTAAAAACTTAACTAACATTGACAGCGGAGTCACCTCTCAGGTTTTGGTTGGAGAGATTACCCCTAACAATAACTATCATTGGACGTTTACTGGGTTATCAGATAGTGAAGGGCAAAACCCTACCTATCAGCCAATTAGTGTAGACGGCGGTGTATGTGTTTTGTATCCATTCATTTTTGTGTATGGATCAAACGGTTTTATTTCAAACAACAACGTAAGCAGTACCTACCTTAATCGAAACTTTTACGATTGGAATGGTACGTTTGCTAACCAAACTAACGTATCATCATCCAAAATAGTTAAAGGGATGCCGATGCGTGGTGGTACTAGTTCACCATCTGGTTTGTTTTGGGCTACTGACAGTTTAATTCGTGTTTCCTTTAATTCACAGGCAACTAGTATTTACTGGACATACGATATTATTTCCAGCCAAATCTCTATTATGTCATCTAATGCTATTGCAGAAATGGATAGTATCTATTACTGGATGGGTGTAGATCGGTTTTACCTATACAACGGTGGCGTAAAAGTGCTGCCCAATGATAAAAACGTAAACTATCTTTTTGACAACTTAAACTATGCTCAACGTCAAAAAGTATGGGCTACAAAAGTACCGCGCTACAACGAGATTTGGTTTTTTTATCCTAGAGGCACCGCTACTGAATGTACCGATGCTATTATCTATAACGTAAAAGATCAACTGTGGTATGACGCAGGTCAAGCAGTTGGGGCTCAACGCTCTTGTGGTTACACAACAGAATTGTTTCCAACACCAATTTGGTGTGACTGGAACTACAATCCTATTTTTAGTGTACCGCATTTTGCAATAGCTACGCCCCCAGGGCAATCTGCTCCAAATGCAAATCAGTTGTATTTAGCGGGGGACCAAACACCGTTGTTTAGTCCTGGTGATTCTTTGTGTTTTAATTCTGAAAATAGTTTAAATAACACATACCTTATTACTTCAAGTCAGTTTATTTTTAACGCGGCTATTGGCGGAGAAGGTGCAACATTAGTCACTTGCTCTACAGATTTTCCAGGACCAATAACCGCTGGTAGAACGTTATTTTATGTTACCGGTGGCTACAATATTTGGCAACATGAATATGGTTATAACGAGATTAATCTACTGGGTCAGTTTGCAGTATACTCAAGCATTACTACTTGTGATATTAGCTGGCTAACTGGTAACCCAAGCCAAAATGCTTTACAGGGTATTAATCGCCGTATGCATTTACGCAGGGTTGAGCCAAACTTTTTACAAAATGGTAGTATGGCTATGACTATACTGGGCCGTAAATTTGCATCGGGTCCTTTTGAAGAAACCTCTGGGCCGTATTATTTTAGCCCAGATACCGGTAAAATTGACCTTCGAGTAGAACACAGATTGGTTAGGTTAAAGTTTGAATCTAATACAATTGATGGCAACTATGAGATGGGTCGTAACTTAATTACTGCAGAATATGGCGACGAACGACCCTAATTTTCAATCGTTCTTTCCATGTCTTCCGGACTACATGAGCTGGGAAGATTGGAATGGCGAGTTGGCTATATATTACGGCCAAAAGAATATTGAGTTTTCACCAGAAGAAACCTGGAAAGACGGTGCAATGAATATTGTTTTGTCTGAAACTTTTGGCACTTACCCAGTTCCAAATCCAGATACCTATGCAACTTGGCAGGAATGGGCTATGGAGTTTACTACTATTATCAACGGTCCTAGTAGATAAAAAGGGCGTAAACCCTTGATTGTTTGCATTATTATATGCATGACAATAGATAAACTTTCAGATAAACAATTTGACGAGTTCTTTGAACTAGTTAAATCTATGGTGTCAGAAGCAGAATTTAAAGATGCAAAGCCAGAACAAAAAATTATTTGGAATGTTTATAAAAATCCAAATGTTTCTATTTTTATAGCAACTAAAGAAAACAAAATAATTGGATTTTTAGCCGGAGTAATAGGACCTTATTTTTTTAGTACTAGAAAACGTGTTAGTGATATAGGGTTTTATGTCCTTCCAGAGTATAGAGGTTCAAGGGTAGCAATAAAATTATTAGCCGCATTAGAAAATTGGGCTAAAGATAATAATATAACAGATGTTTGTATTGGTCAAACAACTGCAGTAAACATGGAAAAAACTCAACAGTTTTATAATCGAATGGGATATAAAACAGTAGGTTTTAATACAATTAAACATTTGGAAAAATAAATATGTGCGGTGGCTCAGATCCAATTTCTTCAATAAGTGACGCGTTATCTTCTATTGATCCTGGACCAATAATTGGTGATGTTGGTTCATCTATTGACAGCACAATAAATAGCGCTATTCCTGGAGGCTGGAAAACAATAGGTTCTGCAGCGCTTATGGCGGCTGGTATTTATGACCCTGAACTTTTAGCGTTGGCAGATGAGGGAGGACTAACAGATACTGTCCTTACAGACGCTGGATTTGACCCTGTTACAATTGCTAAAAATATCCCCATTGATATTCCTACCGATATCCCCATTGATATTCCTACCGATATTCCTACCGATATTCCCACCGATGTCCCTAGTGATACAGTAACTGATCCAGTAACCGGTAATAAAACTCAAACATTTGACGACGGATCGACGCTTACTACAGACGCAGATGGTAATCCTATTAGTTCCACAGACGCTCCTCCCGATCCAATTAACTGGAAAGATGCAGTAGACAATCCAGTAACTAAAAAAATTGGATCTAGCCTTGCTAAAACAGCCTTTAATACCCTATTGGGTCCGGCTACTAAGGCTTTAATGGGGTCAAAAGGATTTAAGCCTGTTGGTCAAGGTGGTTTGTCTATGGCTGGTGCAGACACTGATTCTGGTACTGGCATGGAACTTACACCAGGCCTTACGTCAAGTAACCCTAATTATTCATTAGATATTCTTTCAAGAGTTAATCCTGAACTTTATGGTGCTCCAACAAATCCAGCCTTAAATAGTTTAGTTGCTCAACAACCCCAACCACAACCATTTGCAGCTGGTGGTTATGCTATGGGCGGTGGATACCAAGAACACAATCCATCTTTTTATAGCGAAGGCGGTATGGAAAACCGTTACGTTCAAGGTGACGGTGATGGCACATCAGATGACGTTGCCGCCATGTTAGCAAACGGCGAGTTTGTTGTTCCCGCCGACGTTGTAGCAGCATTAGGTAACGGCAGCAACGATGCTGGAGCACATGTATTAGATCAATTTTTATCAGTTGTTAGAGAAGATAACCACAGTAATAAACCAGATGAACTACCGCCAAAAAGTAAAGGCCCACTAGATTATTTGGCACAAGCACGGAAAAGAGCATAATTATGGCAGGCTTAAGTAACCTCATAGCAAATACCGAAACTAAAGCAACGACGCTGCCGTCATGGATGAACACGGCACAGCAAAACGTTGTTAACATGGCAACTAATGCATCTGGTAATGTGCCTCAAATACAAAACACAGCAGCCCAAGGTGCCATTAATCAGCTTAACGGCCCTCAAAATCCGTTTACTCAAGCACAAACTACTTTAGGTCAGATTGCCTCTGGAGCTGCTAATCCGTGGATTGTAAATCAATCAACTGGTCAGGTATCACCCAACACTGGTACAGCTTTAGGTGGTTTGTTTCAAGCACAAAATCAACAGTTACAACAATTAGCCCCTAATATTATGGCTCAGCCAAATGCGCAGGGCATTAATGCTGGTGGATTTGGAAGTTTACGTTCACAAACCGCTGCTGATAAAGCACTAACCGATGCTCAGGCTCAGTTATTTGCACAACAAAACCAAGCGGCGTTACAAAATCAACAGACTGGTGTTCAAGCTGGTTCTGCAATGGGTAACGTTGGATCGCAGTATGGCACAACCGCTACCAATTTAAGTAATTTACAAATGGCAGCACCGTACGCTGCGGCATCTGGTTTAGGAAAAACCATTGCTGGTATGGGTTCCGTACCTACAACAGAAACCAGTTCTAAACAAATATCCCCATTAAACCAGTTGATTGCTGCTGGTGGTGCATTGCAAGGTGGTGTGACAGGTTTAAACGCTTTCTTAAATCAAATCAAACCTGGTACGACTATTTCTAGTTTGTGGGATAGTATATTTGGTGGTGATAGTAGTAGTCCATTACCTAAAAACATGACACAACAACAAGTTGATTATTCTAAAAACGGTTGGTCACAGCAACCCGATGGTTCTTGGCAAGATGAAAATGGGCAAACCATGACCGATGCCAGTGGTAATATACTAGATTTATATTAAATTAAAAGATAATTATGGCAGATCAAGAAGAACAACAAGCCCCGTTAAGCGCACAAGTTAAACCTAACCCTAAGGGTGGGTTTACAGTCGCTGGTAATGTGCCCTTAGATCCCACACAGAGTGCAGATCTATTAGCCAGAATGCAGGAGATGGTTAACCAACGTTCAAGCCCATTGAGTCTTGTGTTGGGTGGTTTAAAAGACGCATCTTCAGTTGCTGAAGGTCCTGAAGGAATCCGTAGACGTGATCAACAAAGAATAGCAGAGGCGCAAGATCTTTTTAGAATGCGTTCTGATATGGCAACCTTGCGTTCAGCTCAAGCACAACAAGAATTGCTGAAACAACAATATGAAAGTGTCAACCCACCAGCTGGCGCAGCAACTACACCAACTACACCAATTACTGGTGCTGCTGCAGCATCTCCTATTCCTGGCTTGACCATGCAACAAATTAATACAGTTGCAAGCAATCCTAGTGTTAAGGCAGAGTTAGATACTCTTGCGCCTAATGACTACGCTGGCAGATTAGCGGTCATTAGAGAAGCTGCTAAGAGCGAATTTGGTGCTGCTTTAAAAGGAAAGTTTGAAGCCGCTGGTAACAAACAAGAGCCCTACACTATTTCGGGTATTGGTAAAAATGGTGGCGAGGGAGTTGTTATGCTAACTCCAAATGAGTATTTAGAATTTAAAGCCACAGGTAAATTACCTTCCGGTGAAGTTGTACCTAAAGCGGCTGTTTCTACTACAACTCCTACGGGCACTAATCTGGGTAACATGCGACCCGTTGGTCAAAGTACTGGTTTTCAACCCCCTGTATCAATAGATAAAGATTTAGAACGTATTGATAACAATTTAAAATCATACGGTGATAAAGGTATTAATACTTTAGCTGGCGTTATTGGTAAATGGGCTCCTCCTAATGAAAATGATACACCTGCATTAATTAAAAATGCTGCTCAGTTTCTTGGTGTTGACCCTAATCAAAAAATTGATTTGTCAAACCCGGCTGTTCGTCAGGCTATCAGTACTGCTATTATTAAACAAGAAGGAAATCTGCCTAAAGTATTTGGTACTGCTCGAGCATCTGCTGAAACTACCAAACCTGCAACTGCTGTGGATGAAGCACCTCAATTAAGAGATTTTCCTAGCAAAGTTGCATACGATGCTGCTATGAAATTGTATGAGCAAAAGAAAGCAATTCCTATTGACGCTGCTAAACAAGAAGCAACTACTTTTGCCACAGAAACTGGTAAAGATTTAGCACAGTTGAAAAAAGATACTGAACGTGCCATACTTACTAATGCAGCTGCCGATCGTGTTATTAAATTGGCAGATGATCCTAAGCTAAATAAAGTGATGGGTTGGATGCATGGTGGTAATAAAGCAGCCACTTATTTAGGTGCAATTCCTTCATTTGCAGCAGACGTAATTGGTAAGGGCGACAAATTTGAAGAAAAAGTTAAGGAAGTGGCTTGGGCCGGGGATAAAGATTTACTGGCTGCTAGTGAAGGTTTAACTACAGATGCTAAACAACTTGGTATTGAATATACTCAACAAATGTTTAAAGGTGCTCGCCTTGGTATTGGGTTAGAAAAATTAGGTTTACAAGGTAAAGGTGTTAGTGAAGCCTATTTGCCACAAGTTAACAAACTTTATGCACAAATTGCAAAAGATGGTGCTGATTTTGAAGTTAAAAAGAATGCTGCTTTTGAAAAATGGCATAACGATGATCCAATGAAAACTTATGGTAAGTTTTTATCAACGCCAGAATATGAAAAAATGATAGCGGATGAACGCGATCTCTTAACTAGCCGTTACCCTGGTATACGTGTTGATGTTTTACCTTCTCCTACCGGCGAAAAGAAAACTAAATCTGGTGTACCCTATAAGGTTCTTTAATCATGAAAATTGAGATTCATGGACGTCAGGTTGAGGTTGATGATAGTTTTAAGGACATGTCTGAGGACGAGCAGCATAAAGTAGTAGACGAAATCGCTTCTGGATTCATGCCTACTGCTAGTGAGGCTGCAGCTGCTCAAGAAACTAAAGAAGCTCAAGGTCCTGATGTTTTACCAAACATTGGTGCTGGTGCAGAAGCAGTTGGCTTGCGTTACGGCGTTGGTGTTCCAGCGGTATGGGGAATAGACAAACTTAAAAAAATATTAGGTGGTGCTGATAAAGCATTGCCCGCACAGCCCGCGCCTTCTCCTATTCCTGGAGAAGATCGTTGGTTTAGTTCAGCCAATGCCATTAATGAAAAAGCCAAAATCATTCGGCGTAATACTGAGTTGGCTAAACGTTACCCTGGATTTGAACGCGTGCTTCCTCCTGAGCCGCCTATTCCTTTAAAAGAAAAGATTGTTAGTGGCCTACAAGGATTACGTACTAAGCCCGCGGGTAAAGCATTTACATCCGGATACAATTTAATGGACGTAGCTGAACACGCTGGTCAAGGCCCGCTTGGTGATGTCCAAGCAACTGCGTCTGGCTTAGCTGCAATAGCTCCATACGTTGAAAAGTATTTACCAGGTAAAGCTAAAACAATTGCTAAAGGATTACAACTTGGCACTCCTGTAGCAAACTATTTAATTGACAAGTTTGCCCCCGCTGAAGAAAAAAAAGCAAAAGGTGGTAAAGTTGGTGCGTTAACTGAATTAGCTCAAAATTTATATTCACATTTACCTCGAGTTGATTCCATAAAATCGTTTCCAATGGGGTTAGCATCAATAAAACCTAATTTAGTGGCTCAAGATGCACATCTTTTTCACGAAACAAACCCATCTAAACTTTCTGATATTTTAAGAATGGATAGGCAGTTTGATTACAATCCGCTTTATGTAACAAACAACGCAGATTTGGCAATAGGTCAAGGAAACAATGTTGGGGTTAAAGTAAAATTTAGACCAAATTCTTTAAGTGGCGCCGAAAATATAAAACCTGGAACCGGTGATTTAGCTGGTCGTGAATACAAAACGGATGTTATTGCACCACAAGCAATAAGTGAAATTTATTTTAGCGATCCAAGCCATGTAAAACAATTAAGTTTTCCTGCTAAAATGAATTTAAAAACTGGATTTGATAAAATAGTTAACGAAGATAACACCATCAGTTTTATTAGAAAAACACCACAAGAGTAATTACTTCCGGTAGCGTTTGCCTACCCAGCCTTCTGCTGCAAGAGGAAAGTCGGGAGCCCATGTTGGTGGTTTAGTCATAATTTTAATCACATCATCTAATGCGGACTCCGCGCTTTGTTCTTCTACTAGGAGTAACACCTCGTCATGGATGGAGTTAATAACCTCATAGCCAGCTCGCTCGAGCTCTATCATAGCAAACGCCAAGAAATCGCGAGCCGTGCCCTGAACGGCAGATTGGAAGATACTACTGCCAATCAACTGGTTCCTTGTCCATTGCCTAGTGAAAGTGTTTTGACTATGGACAGTAACGCCTCGTTTCTGAGTACCCCATGGAGTGGTGAGCAACTCGAGCTCTGGCCGTTGCCAGCAGATCAATCGACCGCTGGGTAAACGCATCCATAATGCCTCTTTGGCAACCTTCATCACAACATGCCGGTAAGCCGCAAATGGATTACCGGGATTTTCTACTGCAGCAATCGCTGCTGTTTCGCACGCTGCCCACAAATCCCTGACTCGCGAATATGAACTGCGGTAATTTTCTACTGCGGTCTTGGCTTGCCCCTCAGTCAGCGTGACCCCCATCCCCTCAGCATACTTAACAAGACCTTTAGCTCCTTGACCAAACATCGCACCGAGGACAGCAGACTTGCTGACCTGGCGTTGATCCTTCGTGACTTCATCATAAGGGACTCGGTATAGGCTATCTGAAGCGAAGACTTTGTACTCATCCAAGCCTTTCCGAAAGAGAGCCACCTTGTCGTTTTGTCCTGCGAGCCAAACCCCAACTCGGTTTTCAATTGAGCTAAAATCCACGTCAACGAAGGTTTTGCCTGCTGGACTTGATATAGCTGATCGAACCAAGCTAGAGAGTTCTGACATCGATCCAACTCCTTCTCCAAAGACTTTTGGTATTGCAACCTCAATTGCCTCATCCGAGATTGTGGGACGAGCAATATTCTGTAGATTGAGCCCACCACGGCTCGCCCAGCGGCCAGTACTAGCGCCATGATATACCAATGTATTCCTAATTTTCCCATCTCTCTGAATCTCCATCATCTTAGCGTACTTAGCCACGCTAGTTTGGCTGCCTTCTTGTCTAAGCTCCAGCGCTTTTTTTACGTGCGCGTGAATGCTGCACTGCAGCATTTTTGATACGGTCTCGGCGGTCAAATCGTCCAATTCTTTAAACCCCATCGCCACCAAAGCCTTGTTAACCCAAGCCAGCAATTTGGCCCTCTCAGACGGCTTACAACCGGTCAAGGCAAGGCATTCGTTATCCAAGGCATCCTGGGCCCTTACCACAGCCAGGACGGCGTTGTGGAGCTCGTTAGGATCGACCGGTACGCCTCTTAAATTGATTCGCTGGGTAAGCATCCAAACTTCCTGCTCGACCTCGCTAATAGGCCTTAAAACGCTTCCTATAGCCATCTCTGTGCGTACGTCTTGGGCACAGTAGGCAAACAGCTCGGCCATCAATTCTGTGTCGTTGTTAAACTCACCCTTTTTGGTGGGTTTGCAGAGCTTTTGAATCAAATAGCGCCCCCTAATGTCTTTCTGATGGGTAGCGTCCATAAAGACCGCCGCATCGCCTAGAGCCTGAGGGATGTTATTGGCTGCCGCTATGGCCATCGTGTCAATGCACTGCTCTAGTTTGAGTGGTGGCCAGCCGTACTTAGGCACACAGACACAGTTCCAGATGGCGTACTCAAACATGGCGTTCCATGCTTGGATCTTGCCACCACCACGCACATAAGCTAACAGATTATTAAGATCCAAATTAGCTGTTGGTTGTGGTACGGTTACTTTTACATTCTCGGGGGATGTGCCAAACGCAATGCACAGGACTTCTGTTGTGTCATCGTTGGCATAGATGTCTAGCCCTTGATCGGCTAGGTCGATAGTGCTGCGGGTTTCAAAATCGCAGCTATAGATAAGTTCTTTCATAATGCCTCCTAAGGGCGCTAGACGCATCTAGCTTTGATGTTTGATTAAATATTGTATCGCAGATTTTAAATTTTGTATAGAATCTTTAAAATGTCCTAAACCACTGTTACAAGTCCTACACAAAACATCTCGAACTTTTTTAGATTCGTGGCAATGGTCCATGCAAGCGTTTTTTATATTTTTAAAAACAGTATTACAAATAACACATTTATTTTCTTGTAACAAAACTTTTTTGTTAAATTCTTCTAGCGTTATACCATATTCTCTTTTTAAATGGTTATTTCTTTGTTTTTCTGGATTATTTCTAGCGTATTTATTAGCAACATCCTTTCGCTTTTGTGGGTTTGTTGTTTTCCAATTGTCCGCTTTTTCAAGATACGTTTCTTTATTTTCTTGGTAATGTTTTGCTACATATTCTTTATGACAGGATTTACAATACGAGCTGCGCCCAGTTTTTCTTGTTTTGTTTTTACTAAATTCTGAATTTGGTTTTTGTTTACTACATTTTGTGCAAATGTGCATATTATCTCCTAATAGAAAAAAGCGAGGTAGCCAGCGATTAGGCACTGGCAGGGGAGCTACCCTTTTCCCTCTAAATCACCACCACATGAAACTGTTTAAATCTCGCACGATCCAGCGCTACAAGCTAGTTGCTGCGCGCCTTCGACGTTGTCGGTGTTTTCTTTAAAGTCTTCCCAGTTGATGGTTGGGATTTTGGCTTTGAGCGTGTTGTAGTCTTCTTCGCTGCACTCTTCGTACGGCGCCTGACGATACGTTCCTCCGTCATAGGGAAGGTAGGAAACACCGGAGATTTCACTGAAGTTTTCCCATGTCCAGGCTCCGACGCTTGGCCAGTCTTTTTCTTCGACGGAGATTGTGACGCTGGGTTTGTGCTCACACCAGTGACGCTGATAGGTAAGCCATAAAGCCAGATGACTAATCGGAGTAACATCCGAGCGAGTGAGTCCGTCAGGCGCTCTTTGAGGGAAACTAAATACGACTGTTTGATCTGGTTTGTAGACGCACGCTTCATTTGGAATTCCTTGTTCAATTAAGAATTGGGTGAGAGGGTCTTTCTTATCTCCTCTAACTCGGCGGATGTAGAATTTAGAGTGTCGAGGGTGGATTCCAGAAGCGCTATCAACGAGTTGGCTGACGGTTCCACTGGGCTTAACGCAAGTAATTGCAGCACTCTTAGGTATTCCAAGCAGTGTTGCAAATTCCTCGTTGGATCTTCTAGACTCCTCTCGAAGTTCGGTAAGTAACTCATTTAGTTTGTCTCCTTGGGTTGTGAGAAGGGGATTATCATAGATTCCGGTGAGGGAAACACCCAGTAACCGCTCTTCTTCAGTATTTCTCTGCCACACCTTGCGCAAATAGGGGAACTTGGTAAAGGTAGACTGGATGGTACCCAAGATAGCGGCGAGGCGCACTTTGCGCAATAAGGTTTCCCTGGTGTCGTCATGTCTTACAACCACTTCAGATAAGTTGCAAAATTGATAGGGACGGAGAATAATTTCGGAGCAAGGATTAGTACCAAACTCAAAATTAGGGTCGCGGTGACCGTACTTTTCCACTGTTTTACGAGCAGCTTCACGATTGAAAATACCACGCTCGCCAGAATGAGAATTATAAAGAGAAAGCCACTCCTCCATAAATTTCCCAACAGTCGGTGTTTCATTGTATACAGCGCTATTATTAGCAAGAGCGCGGTGAGGAGCGGTATCCCACCAAGGGCCTGCTTTTGCATGTCGAATCCTTTCATCGTCAAGATCGGATAATGATATCATGGCTGAGCGACGTACGCCACCCACTACCACTACTTCACCAATTTTGCACATCAGATCGTGGCACTCTAATGAATGCAGTCTACGACCCTTTGCGTGTTTGAACATGGCTACCGTAAAGTTAAACAGATCTACTAATGGCTCGGGTCCGCTGGCGCGGCCTCCGAAAGTTTTGAGTCGTGCTCCGGCAGGTCTGACTTTGCTAACGTCCCACTTAGGAATTTCGCCTGCCCAGAGATGTGCAAGGAGCAAGCGGAGGGACTTGGCCCATCCTTCTTTGGAGTCGTGGACTGCGATGGTGTGATCTGATTCGAATAAGTTTTCTGGCACTTCGGGCAAGTGATTAATGTATTTTGATTCAACTGAGAATCCAACGCCAGTTCCGTTAAGCAAAATGTACATCGCTTCGTCAAACGATTTGACGTCATCAACTGGTAGATACGAGCAATTGTAGACACAGGTGTTATCACGATCAGCACTCTTTCCTGCCGTCATCATAGCGCGCATAGACGGCATTAGTTCCAGGTTATGGATAGCATCAAAAATCTCATTCTTTAATTCGGTGTTGCCCTGTATTGCTGGGGTACGATTAAAAATATAATCTACGTAACGGTTTACTGTTTCTGCCCAAGTCTCTCTGCGTTGTTTGTCATCTACAAATCGGGCATATCTACTGGCGGCTATGTATTCTTGGTATTGGTCCATGGTTTCTTTATTGTTATGTGTTGATGAAAAAGGGAAGGTCACAGTTTCTATGACACTTCCCTCGTTACTGCTGTACTACTAAACTACTTATACTGCGAAATCTGCTGCTGCGGATGTTGCGCCGCCTAACTTCTCACCATCTTCCAACTTCTGAACGTTGTTCAAACCGCAAGCAATGCCTTTTGAGCCTTGTGCGTTGTATGGATAAAATGTGATGGATGCACGACCATAGCAACCGCTGTAGAACTCATTCATATCCATAATTGGATTGAGGTCTTGGTCTACTACACCAGGCTTTTGTGCTGAGTTAGCGTTGATAAAGTAAGAACCAGCATATGCTGCGTCGTCTTTCTCTTCGTCACCGTCACGCAAACCACCTTTAAGACCTTTAGGAACAGAGCCACCGAAGTAGGCAGCTGCGCCAGCCTTAGTGTCTTCAAATGCCTTGGTAATTTTGGCAATGGTTTCTTTGTCAGACTTAGGGATGATGATGGATACGGAATACTTCGGAGTGCCACCCTCTACTGATGCTTTAGGTTGGAACACATTGGCGTAAGAGAAACGTACTTTACCAGTAACGATTTTTACTTTAGTTGGTTGAGTCATGATATTACCTTTTTAAACGTTAGATACAGACTTCAATAGGGGCTGTATCGTCTACCCTTTACTAATGTTACTTATACGCAAATCGCACTGTTAATATTTCACAATATGAAATAATTATGAATCGTACAAAATGCCATGTGTGGCTAACGCCTGCTTGATTGCCAAAGCCCGAATAAAATCCGATCGGTAATCTGGCTCATCTAAAATATCGGGGTCTTCTGCAACTAAATCGACTACTTCATAAATTGCGTTACGAATCTGATTGACTTCTTCAAACAAACCACTGCCGGGAAGGCCATCAAAATCTTTCGTAAATTTGGCAATTAAGATATCGGGTACATCAAATTCTGAATCATAACATT